GTGAAGGTTAACACCGTAAATGCGAGTGATTGGAGCACCACCTTCGCTTGCGGTGTAGATCTCGCGACGAGTTACTTCGTCAACCTGATCCAGTCCCCAGTTTCGCACGTCTTCGAGTGCTTCTGGAGAAACGTACAGGTCGGTCAGACGACCACGATTAGCAGAGCCAGTGTTTCCACCAGCATTACGACGCATAACGGTCTGCATCAGAGAAACCAGACGCTTGGAGAACAAGCCTGCGGTAGCGTCACCGTCGTAAACCAAGATGTTACGATCAACACCAGCGGCCAACAGTGTGTGCCACCCGTCATCGTTCATCTTCTTGACAAAGCCAGCTTCCATGACCTGTGCAGCACGACCAGCCACATCCCAACGAGCCTCACGAGCATAACGGAGCAAGTAGTCGATGCTCGAAGTAATGCTGTAGGTCGGGATCATGACGTAATCGCTTTCAACCGCACGCTCAGGAATACGGCCATGACCGGGATTGGTGTAAGCAACGTGCTCACCTTCGAGTCCGGGCGAAATGAGATCGAGTGGGTACTCAGTAGTAGCTCCCGGTTCGACATTGATAGTCTCGAAAATATTTCCGAGAATATTACCAATCAGAACACCTTTTCGCAAAGGAAGTTCCAATGCTTTAGCAAACTCACGCTGTGCAGCGTAAGCTACATTCTGGTCATTATCACCAGTCTTCTGATAAAGACTGATGAATTCATCGCTAGGTCTTTCAGTATATGACATGTTTAATATCTCCTTTAGATTATGGCTTACGCAAGTGGGCCGTGATTAGGAAGGTTGACATAAACTTTAGCATATCCATCTGCGTCCTTAGCGGACATAAATCGACCAATAGCCAAGTTTCCAGATGCTTCTGCGTTCGCTGCCACTGTTGAAATTTCACCAATGGTTTCGGAAGCATAAGCCAAATCACCAGCGGCGGGATTTCCAGTTACCTTATTGGTAACAACCCATCCACGAGTCAGCACAGTGACTTTACCACCCAACTGAACTTCATCTTTATACTGATTAAGATGTGTTCTGGTCAGGTCTTTGTTAACAACGTCGTTCAAAAGAATACCAACTGGTACATCAGTTGCAGCGGCAGCTTGGTAAGAAACTGTATTGTCGCCCTGATCCATTGCAGCACCAGAGGCACTCAACAGGTCGAGGCAGACAACGCCTCCACGGTCACCGGTAGCGGCAGTCATGAAATAACTGATATCAGTTGATTCTTCATATCTATCTGCTTTAAGAGCCATAGTTATAATCTCCTATAAATTACTTGTTAAGTACGTGATTTGTGAACCAGTCTGAGACAGAAGCTCTCGCTGTTTCAAGTTCGTCGGTTTGCTCTGCCTCTACGAGAGTGGCTTCGCTGGTTTCTACATTATCAAATGCATCTTCAGAAAGTTCTGCTTCGGCTTCTTCTGCTTCGGCTTCTTCTGCCTTGGCTTCCTTATCCTTCTTTTCTTCGTCTTCGTGCTCATCGGCATACTTCTTCATGCCCTTCTTCTTCATCATAGCAACGATAGCTTCAAAAGCACTGTCGTCAAGAGCGTCGAAGGAAGCGAGAGTTTCATCAACTTCTTCTTCTTCCAAACCAGCTTCAGCAAGACTTGCTTTACGCTTCTCCATCTTTTCTTTCTTCTTCATGTCGTCCATTTCCTTCATGGCTTCTGCCAATTGGGTCTGAGATGACTGAAGAGAATCTTCCAACTCAGCAACACGAGCCTGAGTTGATTTAATAGTTTCGTTAAGCTCATCAATTGTAGCTTTGCTTTCATCAGCAGCAGCTTCAAAAGCCTCTACCTTGGAAGCAAATTCTTTATCTTTTGCTTCTTCGATTTTAGCTTTGATAGCTTCGTTTTCGGCCTTAGCTGCTTCAAGCTGTGCTTTAACTTCGGCCAACTGGTCTGTCAAAACATCTGACATTTGTAATTCTCCTATTGAAAGTTTAGAATTATGATCTACATTAATATTGGCGGTACTGCTATCACGTAAAATTACACTTCTTGGATTAGCTGGTTTAGAAACCAAACCCTTCCCAGAAAATGAAATATTAGAAAGAGCACGCCCCAGCTTATATCCCTCATATTCACCCGATCCACCATAAGCCCTGAGATGCTTGGTTAAAAAGGAGGAACCTTCGTCTCTAGCGAGAACTTTAGCAACACCCTTTTCGTCAATTAATGCATAATCAAATCCAGAAAATAGACATTCCATAGAAACGTACCATTTTCCGTCTTGGATCTCAGCAATAATTTTTCCCATCCTATCTCTGTTTTCCTCACCGGTCCAACTGTTGTAGAGAACCGCCTGAGTGATAATATCAAACTCTTGTGGGGCTTCTGCGTCATCAGCTAGAGCTTTACCATCTTTGGTTAAAACATAGCTTCCAGTGATATGACCAATAATGTCATTCTCATCGTGCATAAAATTGAACTGCTTGTCTTCGGGGGTATTTCTAGCAGCCCAAGTAGCCTCCGATGTAAACACATCGTCGTTTTTATTCCATCCAGTTGACACCAAGACTGACTCTAGGTAATAAAGGTCAATCTGATCCTTGTTCTCTGCAACCGCCTTTGCAACTACTTCTTGTGGGATATCTTCCTGAATAGTCGCGGCAGAACAATACGCAACACTGGCAGTGCTTTTTACAAGCTCGCCAATACCGTCGTCTATCTCTTTTTGGAATATTTTTATTGTCATATTAATTACCTCAAAGCATTATACACAAAAAAAATAAATTTTCACAAAAACGTCAAATTTTCATTAGAAGTAACTCAACATAGTTTGCTACAACCAGTTTTCTGTAGTCATCTATGCCTTTTGAGTTTGCCCTAGCATCTTTCAGTTCTTTGGGGATTTCCTTAAACTCTCTAGATATTGCTGCGTAGATAACATCGTCGTTTATCTCGCATAGGGGTTCTAGGTTGAGAAGAGTACCAAGTCTCAGGTTTTCAAGTTCATCCACCTCTGATTTTGTTAATTGGCGAACGTTTGCTCTACCTTTCTGGGCAATATAACCATCTCGTATCAAGGAAGTTGCATCAAATGCTTTTGTAGCCCATAAGAATAATTCTGCAACGCCCGGAGTAGATTTTGGTGTATCAACCCTTTTCTTTCTAGGTTCTTCATCTAGCTTGTTTTTAGGTCTTCCAGCTTCTTGATTTGGTTTTTGAGACTCTTTCTTTTCAGCAAGTTTCTCCTGCTGCTCCCCTTGTTTGTCCATCTTTTCCATCTCAAACTTCTGGTTTGCGTTATGGAAGGGGCTTGCTTTTGGAGGTAGTTTCTCTCCATCTCTAGCTTTATCTTCTCTTTGAAGTCTAACCTTCTCAACTGCTGGAACTTCCTTGAATCTCTCAAGAACGGTCTCGTGCGAGATAATATCGCGATCAGCAAGTTGGATAAGCAGATTTTTCTCAGAAGCCTCGTCAGATAGACTCATTTGGTCGTAAACCACATGTGCTGGCTTTCTAAAGCCCATAGCCTTTCTTACGAATTCCAGTTCTTTCTCCCAGAATTTTGTAAGTTGGTCTCTACCGTACTGCAATCTCTCAACGAGAGTTTTTAATGAGATAAAGTTGTTAGTGAATCCACCGCCATTATTTGCCATACCAGTCAATGTGGGGGGCACACCAAGACCAGCATAGATACTATTGAGTACAGATTGATATTTTTCTGACCCTAAGAATTTGTAAACTTGAGAGTTACTCTCTGTAAACTTGAGTTCTGGACCATAAACAAGCTCCATAGTTCCGCCACCAGTATTACTAGCTAGAATGTTGCGAAGTTTATTGATACCTTCTTTTGTTGGCAGAACTTTATGATCGAAATCTCCAAGCGTCCACAGTCGGATATTTGAAATTGCACCATCCAAAGCAGCAAGGTCAGCGAGCTTCATCTTCTCAAGCATGATGATATCATCGAGAATAGCGTAAACAAGAGGATGTGCCCACTGCTGCCAGTCGTCCTTCTTGTAATAATGGACACAAAGACGATCTGCTTCGAGGTCTATTTTTCTTTCTTGTCGCTTGATTGCATTTTTGACATTGGATGGTAATGTCTCCAAGACTTTGACTGGGATTGTGCCATCCTTAAAGTTATCAAAAAACGTATTAGCTGTAAGAGCATAATTTTTCTTACCAATAAATAAGCTAACCTGACCGTCTTTCATGTCAATAGTTAGGGGGTTAAAGAAGTTGTATCTCCAAGGAACAACGGCCTTTTTGATATCTGGAACCTCAAGAGTAATATCTTCTGCTAAAGACTTAATGTACTTGTTGATTTCGGGCGTAATATTGGCATAACTCTTGTAGAGAAATACATTTCCAGTTCTGTATAAGTTGTTGAGAAATCGTTCTGATCTTTCTTTTCCATCAATCTTCTTGAACCACTGCTGAAAAAACTTCTCCACGCTTTTGTTCTCGTGAACAATGTTAATACCTTGGCAACCAAAGTCGCCCATAAGGTCAATGACATTTCTTACGATTCCAACCTTGTCGTATGCATCCATACACATCTTAATGATACGCTTGGACTTACGAGGAACTTGCTCTTCAGGTCTAAAGGCGTAGTAATCGTTCGAACCAAAATGAGGCTTTACAGAACGGTTTGGTTCTATGTCTAGAAAGTCTCTATGATAGGCTCTAGAAACGCCTTGGTAAGACTCTGCCGCTTGAGCGTACTCCTTGAACGCATCATCTCTGCTGTTTCTATCGTCACTATTCCAAGTGGTGAGAGATCCATTGGTATGTTCGGACATTTAGTGGTTTCCTTTGATTACAAATGATTCAGAATGTATTGCGAATGATTATACACATAAATCTAGTAAATACCGTTCATACCATCTGTAAACCATTGTGGACCCTGATATAGCTTGCCTGTAGGATCTTTTGACTTCTCTACAGTTGCAAATCCTCCATAAAAATTGTAGGTCTCAGCATCTGGAGTTCTGTCTATTGTTCTCGCCGCCATATTAGCCATGAGTAAAGAAGAGTAGCGGTCTTTTCTTAGTTTGCCCTTTTTCCCTGTTCCAATTACTGTCTCTGGAGTATCCCACTTGTCTCGACCCGTTGCCGTTTGAGTAATCTGAATCATTGCCAATTCATCTTTGAGATCCTCAATTTCCATTACACACTGTTCAAGGGTGTCATATGATCTGCCCTTCATATCATCCTCAATTGATGAAATATCAAGACTAAGGGTATCAAACATTGGGAATAATAAAATTCTGTCTTCAAAATCTTTTCTCATTCCATGATTAGCTTCTGCCAACCAGTCATACCTTGAGAATTGGCACATTTCTAAGATATGTAGACCTCTGTTGTAATCTGTATCCTTCTCCTTGTTCTCGTCGATTACTTCCCAGATTGGATGTTCGCCCTCTTGTATCTTATCATTATCATGCAAACTCTCCATTACGGCGATACCACCACCTCCAGCATCCATAGCAATATGAACACATGGGAATATTTTCATGAGATCTCTAATTTTTCTAGCACAGTAGGCGTAGAAGTCTGACTCAGTAGAATAGCCGCTCTTAACCTTTTCCTTGTGCTGTTCCCTATTCGTTGTCCATACGTGAACAATTCGTCTATGATCTCCATTCAATTCGATAACTACAATACTAAAATTATCTACCTCAGATGCGGGGTCAACACCAAATACGTACTTTTTGTTAAGATCGCCACGTAATTGTGCTTGAAAGCAGATGGGGTTATCTTTTGAATCTTTTATAGCTGGCTTATCGTTGTATTTGTCGTCAGTGACACACGACTCGATCAGGGTACGCTTGAAAAAGCCCTGAGAATCGCGTGTAAAGCACGCTCCGAACTCCATTTGATAGATACCAGCATGAACCGTTGCCTTCGATCTGGCGACCTGTGAGGCGTCCATAAAGCCTTCTGGTAGAAGTTCATAAGGAATACGGATAATAGAGTAGTCTTTCCAGTTAAAGTCCTTTGGTGGGTCTTCTCCAAAGATATCTCTTAATCTACTTTTTTTGCCTTGGCTTTGAATGATAGACTTCCATTTCTTCCAGTATTCGGCAAAATGGTTAAAGTCATAGTACGCCGTACCAGAGAGAATGATCTGGTTGTCATTTTTCTTGATGATATTCTCATCTTCTTTGAATAGGTCTAGACCTAACTCTTCAGCTTTTTTCTTTGCTGCGATCTTTTTGACGTTTTCAATTGGGTCGGAGCTTACCGCAGCAAAACCTGCCACAACAGTCTCGAAAATATCGCGAGGTATGGAAGCAAACTCGTCAGAGATAATATCGTTAGCTCTTTGACCCCTGATTTTCTGTCCGTCCCCCAAAGGTAGACAAGTAACCCGAGATTTATTAATCCGCATAACACAACGGTCCACATCTCTACGTGGTCCACTACTCGCATCGCACATGCTCCTCAAGATTGGTGCATTGTTCCAAATCGTTTCCATGTACTCAAAAAGAACCTTAGATTGTCGGAAAGCAGCACCAACAACCACAACCTTTCTTTCTGGTAAAATTAATGCTCTTAAAATAGAATAGAGCGATAGCATAAAAGACTTACCAAATCCACGACTAGCGATTAGCATGGGGAATTTTCGGTTCCACATCTCGCAAAGGAACAAAGCCTGTGAGGGTAAGATGTTTATGTTTAGTATTTGCTTACATAGAAATGAGAAATATTCCGGTCTAGTCATTAGCCAAAGAAGACGATAGTGAAAATCGTCCTCGCTCATTTTGACTAGCGACATAGGGTTAAATAGATCTTCATCATCTACCTGATCTAGATTTAACCAAGCCTCATTTATCTTTTTTAGTTTCATTTTAAACTATCTATGTGAGGGTACTTTCTAGTCTCTAAAACTGCGTCTGCTAACCCGTAGTACACTGCTTCGTTAGCATCTAAGTACCAGTCACCGTCTTTCAGCTTTCTCTTTAGGTAATTTTTGACTTTTTCTTCTGTAGAGTCGGTGTAGTGTTCCTTAAAGTATTTTCCTTTGGAGCATCCCGCAGTATAAATATCAAGCATTGTTTCTGTATTCTTTTTATCTACTTTTGCATAGTTCTGGGCACTAAGATGATCTCCACCACAATCTGTGCTTCCATAGTGAAGCATAAAGTGGGCGTTTGGTGTCATAACCCTCTTATCGGCAGCTTGAAGTATAATACTACTCATAGACGAGGCTTGTCCATACGCAACAATTGTAACATAGGATTGGCATAAAGATATTGCGTCATAAATTGCCATACCAGCGTCCCATTCGCCACCCTCACTGAACATGTGGACAATAATAGGAAGGTTATTGATAGAATCAAGCAATCTTATGTTTTTGTAGAACTGTGCAGCCATTCTGTATTCAACACCGGGATCTTCGTCGGTGTTACCAATATATCCGTGTAAGTATAGCTCTCTATTCTTAACGTCTAACCCATAGGCTTGTACGTCAGAAATAGTATCAACACTTAACGTCATTTTATTATTCTCCGATTGAGCAGCGTTCATTGACTCTCTTAAATATACTATTGATTAGGAATTTAGCGTTTCTCTTATTGTCACAGAAATAAACGGGAATATTATAATTCATCTGTATTTCAACGAGCATCTTTAATAAATATTTTCCAGTGATCTTAACCTTGGATATGTTACCCTCTGGTATATCCGCCCCTTCTGGAAATTTGATAAGGTCGTCCAAGGAAAATTCTAAAATTAAAAAGGGAAACTCAAACTCCTGCATCCTTTCAATCTCTCTCATGAATCTTGCCTTATCTTTTCCAAGATTAATTGCAAGTTCAGAGACTCTTCCTTTTCTCTCTATGCAAAGTCTATCTTCTAGACCTTCTAGGGAATAATCACCAGTGTCTAGCTTTTTTACAACCATACCTGTACAAGAGGTGTACCTTCCGGTAAAACTCTCAAAAGTGTACCCGTCTTGCTCTCGCGTATCTTTGATTACTTTGTACGCCGGTGCTTTACCTGCCATTTTTCCGTACTATCTCCATGAATAAAGATTCGTATAAGTGTTCCTTGCCATTGATCGAATCATGACAAGTACGGCATAACGTAATACCGTTATTTACATCGTATCTCAACATGGATGCACTCGACCATTTTCTAATATGGTGAGCTTGCAATCTTTTCTTGCGTTTGCACTTGGGCATCTGGCAAGTATTTTTGTCCCTTCGCCTTACAGCTTGTCGCCAAGTCTTGTACTGAGGGTCATCATAATTTCGTTTC